CGCTTTCTATCGGGATCGAACCGATGACTTTACGATTAACAGTCGTATACTCTAACCAACTGAGTTAAGAAAGCTAAGGGTTTTTATAACCCATATGTATATTGTATGTATTGTTTAAGTACGTTTTTATATTTAAAGGGTAAATATGTAATTTAATAAAATATGAAGATTGTAACTAATGTCGATTATACATATACAAAAGACTTTACTAACGATACTAACATACCTATAAAATGGGATGATATCTTAAATGGGCCATGTTATGTAATCAACTTAAATAGAAATACAGATAGATGGGATACTGCTAAGATTAAAGTAAAAGCAGCTGGTTTTAAAAATATAACCAGAATTGAAGGTGTTGATGGAAAGAATGAAGAACAGTTAATTGAAAATTGGAAAATTTTTGGAAATCCTAAATTTGCTAGATGGGATGAAGAGTTTGTAAAGTACCCAGGAAAACAAGGGTGCTTTCTATCTCACATGAAAATATGGAAAGAAATTATTGATAATAAAATACCATGGGCTGTAATATTTGAGGATGATGTTATTTTCCACGATTTATGGGATACACTTGCACCAGCTTACTATAATAATACCCCCAAAGATTTTGATGTATTATACTTCGGATCACAATTTGAATTTAATAGTAAGTATAGTATTGATAAAGGACCTGTATTCTGTACTCATTCTATGCTTGTTTCTTATGAAGGAGCAAAAAAAATGTATGAAATGTGTTTAAACAAAACAGATGGGGTATATACCATTGATTATATGCTGATTGATATGATGAAATATAAAATGTACTATAACCCGCAAAATAATATAGAATTTCCTTTTAATTGGTATGTATGGAATGGTATTAATTTTTTCCCTTCAAAATTAGTTCATATACCGAAGGGATGGAGTAAACGTAACAGTGGTTTAGTTTTTCAAGATGAATCGTATGGTTCAGAAGTAAGACCTTGGTAAATTCATATCAAATTTTCAATTTTGTCAATATCCATGGGAGGAAGAACAGGAATACATTCCCATAACTTATTTTTCATAAATGTTTGCAGCTTGTACTCTGTAGGAAACATATATTCTAATTCTTTTTTATTAGCATAATCTTTATACTTGTTTGGAATGCACGACAAAGATTCTTTAGGAAGTATACTTAACAATTGAGTTATCTGACTGGTAAATCTTACAGGCTCTTCTATCTCTAACCAACTCTGCTGTAAAGTTTCAAATTTATTAATACTGCTATTAAGATAATTTGATATATCTTTTAAAGTAGGTGAGTAACCATAAGGGTAATACCACTTATCATCTTTTGAAAAACCTTTGTAATAGTGATACATCCAGCAAATACCCTTTAGGTACAATTCACACGATTCTCTTATCACCTTTGTATCATTTAGTCTTGTATAGAAAAGATGTTTATAATAGTATGAACGCCATTTATTTCTATCAATCTTATTCAACATAATATCTGCAAGAGGGTCTTTATTTTCAAGAAGAAGCGGATATACATCTAGTTTCTGTTCTTCATCATTATAATAAGGCTTCTTTTTATAGTACTCATTAACTAACTCAAATACTATATTGTCTTCGAACCGAGATAAATCTTCTAATACACTTTTTAAAAAGTTCCAATTAATTGTTTTGTTATCTATGTCTATCAATCTTATATCGTTATTCCATAAAAACGTAGCAGATTTCATTAATTTATCAATACCACCTTTCTTCAAAGATATATTAATAGGATGTGGAATGAAATCATTACCCAGAATAAAACATAGAACTACATACGTTTCTATTACTTCATTAGCTTCTTTACTGTAAATATTATCCACAATAGTTTCTTCCATATTCCAACCACGATTTATTTTAAGATCATTAATTATACCTTTTCTTAAAGCATTAACATCTAAGAAATTAGTGTCGTTATTATTATCAACTCTCATAAGATAAATATTATCTAGATGAGATAACAGTGATAGCATAATAAGATCAGCATCCATTCCATGAATAATCTTAGTTTCAGATGGATCATTATATAATCTTTTAATTTGACTCATTAGTTTATGTTCACCTTCACCTGGATCGTCTGATGTACTAAGATAATACTTGTATTCTTCTTTAGAATGACGAATGTGTGCTCTAAGAGATGCATGTAAACGATTCATAAATGTAGTTCCTGGACTAATCGCATTAGAATCCCATAAACCGTAGTCATTTAACATTTTCTTACGAAATACTGATAAATATCTTCGTTTTCTTTGCTGAAACATTTTAGCTCTTGGTGCTACACCATCAATAAAAATTTGTACTGTATCAGTTGGTTTTACAATACCAATACTTTCTTTTAGTTCTGCCCATACAGATGTCATAATTCCTTTTTCAATATCTTTCGGTACTTTATCTTTCACCGAACTTAAATACTTATGGCTCGCAGGATGTATCATACCATTAAAATCCAAGAAAAGATGATTACATTTTTTATCTTTAGGAAACTTATTCAAAAGAATTCCATCGTATGAATTTGCAATTACGTAAAAATAATAAGGAATACCCATATTTAATTATTTTATTATATTGTATATCTTTATACTATAAGTTCAAATTTTATTTAAGTAATTTTTGTAACACGTAAAACTATTTTCTTTCTTATTGAATAGAATAATATTATGGCTGGTTTACTCGATCTTTTTGTTGGTTCCGTTCAATCTAAATATGCTGGTATGGCTCTTCTTGCTTCCGTAGGTCTTGCTGCACTCACCTTGCTCTTCGGTCGTGAAAAGGTTCCTTTCACTAGGAAGATTGTTGTTGCTGTTCTTCTTATCCTTCTCTCTCTCCCTACTATTCTTCTTACTCTTTTCCAACTTACATGCATGGTTACTGGAACTAGAGGTAGCAAATGGTGCGGTGCTTACGCCTGGGTTATTGCCGCATTAGTTATCGTATATGCTGTTATGATGATTATTGTTTCGGTAATGTCTCTTGTTAACGGTAAGAAGGTTGCTATGGAAGTTGATGAGTTTGGTGAACACAAAGAATACTTCCAAGAGGATATGATGGAGGATGGTGAGGACGAAATGACTGATGAGGAATTACTTGAGGATCAGCTTAACATGGATAACGACGATGATATGATGATGTCCGAAGGTTTTGCCAACGAAGTTGCTACTCCCACAATGCCCGAGGATATGCCTGAGGGAGAGATGCCTCCTATGGAACCCGAGGTTCCTCTTGGTATGGAAGATGCTGAGGAGGATAAAGAGGAAACTGTTGATGTATCCGCATCTCAACCAGAGACTTTCACATCATTTGGCGCCCCTTTTGAGTTCAACTTAAATGTTAGTGATATTGTTGCAGATGCTTCTTCCAAGGCTAAGGAAGCTTCTAAAAAAGTAACTGGTATTCTTGCTTAAGCAAAATATATATTGAATAATATATAACAAGCAATAATTGTTAAAAGAATGAAAAACATAATCTTGTAATTATTACGTTTACATATAATTTTTTCTCCAGATATTATCGTAATACCTTCCGATACATTAGTCCAATGTTTATATGCATCATTTTTATCAAATTGTTTTTTACCATTATATCGGTTAACAATATTATGAAGTTCTACAGTCCAATCAAACAATTCTCTCTTACTTTTTATCGTAGTAATATCTTTCATTTTTATCAAATTGTCTTTTAAATGAATACGACATTTTTCACAAGGGATTATTTCACTAAGAATATCAAAAAAATTTTTGTAGTGATTCAATCTTACCTTACTTAACGGTGATTTTTCAGCTATAGTAGATAAATGTATAAAAGCCCATGCATGTGGACCCCAAATTTCTGGATATACTCCCATTCTAATATATATAGGAGAAAGTACTTAAAATCATAATTAGTATCTATTATAACGTATTTTTAAATCTTTATGAATGAAGGAATTATAAAAACTTACTATATTCGTAAACAAAATATTTGTAGAAATTGCGGTGATTCTGGTCATCTATATAGACATTGTAAAAAACCAATTATGAGTTTTGGTGTAATTTGTTACCGTATTAATAATAATAATATAGAGTATTTAATGATACAGCGTAAAGATAGTCTGTCTTTTATGGAATTTATTCGTGGAAAATATAAGTTGGAAGATCCAAAATACATACTTACGTTGTTGTACAATATGACTGTTTCTGAAAGACAAATGTTAATATATAATGATTTTGAATATCTATGGAATAAAGTATGGTGTCAAAAAAATATGGTCAAGAAAACACCTGAGTTTAATGATGCTGAAAGAAAATTTAATATTCTTCGTGCTGGTTATGAAACAAATGATAAATATATTAAACTTTCTACGTTAATGTTAAATGTACCGCCTACATACTTAGACCCTGAATGGGGATTTCCTAAAGGAAGAAGACGATTGAAAGAAACGGATATTGATTGTGCTATTCGTGAGTTCAGTGAAGAAACAGGGTTTCATAAAAATGAAGTATCTGTAATAAAACATTTTCTACCATATGAAGAAGTATTTTATGGAACTAATAATATTTTATATAGACATGTTTATTATATTGCTAATATAAATACTGACTCGTTTAGAATTATTGTTATTGATCAAAATAACCCACATCAAGCAAGAGAAGTCAGTCAAGTTAAATGGTTCACTGCAGACGAAGTTCTAAAGCATATTAGAAGTCATAATACTGAAAGAAGAGAATTATTCAAAAATGTACATAAACAACTTCAAAAATATTTATTAAATCTAAAAGGTTATAATAAAAATTGATTTTTTATTAATTATTTTTAAACTATCATGAGTAACGTTCTAGTAATTGATTTAGAGACTACTGGGCTTCCGCCTTTAAAATATGGGAAATTTATAAGCCCCGAAGATAATATTGAAAAATGGGATAATAACATATGTCGTATTGTTGAAATTGCTTGGATTATATATGATGTTCTTGGAAATGTCTTAAAAAAAGAAAGACATATCATTAAACCTGTTGATTTCTATGTTAATGAAGAATCTACTAAGATACACGGAATTACACACGAAAAAGCTGACAAAGAAGGTATTGAATTTGGATTAGTACTAAGTATTCTGAAAAGTGATATCCTATGCTGTGAAACAGTTGTTGCTCACAACATGGATTTTGAGTATAATGTTCTTCTTTATGAATGGATGCAAGAAGACTATGAAACTATTGATATCTGGAAAAATACTAAAAAAGTATGTACTATGAAAGATTTTCTTGCTAGCAAAAATATTAAATGGCCTAAACTTGGGGAGTTATACTCTGCATTATGTAAAAAAGAATTAGTTAACAGCCATAGTGCTTTAGCAGACGCCTGTGCTTGTGGGGAAATTTATTTCACACTTATCAAAAATAACTATAAAATTACAATGTAAAAATATAATCTTAAAAATTACAATCTACTAAGGTATTTTGTATTTATTATTACCATTTAAGTATTTTTTATATTATATGTTTATTATACATTATGATATACGAAGTATTTTTTATCAACGATGATAAACACAAAAAACATCTAGGAACATACGCTAATAAATCTATGGCATTAAATAAAGCTAATAATAGTTCCAGTCTAGGCACCATTATTGTAGAACAAGCAACAGAGAACGAAAGAACAGTTATACTCGAAATAAAAAAGGATTAATAATATAATTTCTAATATTAGTAATAATTATTATAATATTGATTATATGGATTTAACCAAATTATCAAAACAAGAACTTCTAGTGAAATGTAAAGAACACGGAATTATAAAATGTAAATCCAAGAATAAACAAGAATTGATAGATTTGATTGAAAAAGTTACATCAAATAAAATTTCTTCATTTTATATTGAAAAAAATAGTAAAGATATACAAGAACATGTTAGCGACAAAAAATATACATTTATAGAAGTATGTGCTGGTGCAGGTGGGTTAAGTAAAGGATTTATTGATCTAGGTTTTAATGCATTGTTACTAAATGATACTGATAAATATTGTATAGAAACTTTAAAAATTAATCATCCTAGAACAAATATTATAAAGAGTAATATGATAGATTTAAATTTGGAAAAATACAAAGATATAAATGTAGATGTTTTAATGGGAGGTGTTCCTTGTCAATCATTTTCTCAAGCAGGAAAAAGAAAAGGTATTGATGATGATAGAGGAAAATTAATTATTCATTTTATAAAAATGATATCAATATTAAACCCAAATATATTCATAATTGAAAACGTCCAAGGTCTTGTAACACATAATAAAGGAGAAACTTTACAAATGATTATTAATGAAATTAACAAAATAGGAAGATATATCATAAAATATAATGTATTAAATGCTAATGATTATTCTGTTCCTCAGAATAGAAAGCGACTTATTATAGTAGGTATAAATAATTCATTAAATAAAACGTTTAGTTTTCCAAAACCACATAAATATAAACCAGTATTAAAAGATGTTCTTATAAATTGCCCTGATTCACCAGGTGCGATTTATAAAAAAGAAAAATATGATATTATGAAACTAGTTCCAGAGGGAGGGTGTTGGGTAGACATACCTGAAACAATCGCAAAAGAATATATGGGTAAGAGTCATAAGTCTGGTGGTGGAAAACGAGGAATTCTTAAAAGACTTGATATGAATAAACCTTGTCTTACTTTATTAACAACCCCGTCACAAAAGCAAACAGAAAGATGTCATCCAATTTTAACACGTCCTTTACAGACACTAGAATATGCAAGAATTCAAACATTCCCAGATGATTATAAATTTGCAGGTTCTATTAATCAAATATACAAACAAATTGGTAATGCAGTTCCTGTTAATTTAAGCAAAGCTATAGCAGAAGAAGTAATTAATGTATTACAAAATTAATGATTATTTTGATTTACAATATTTATTATTTGTGTAGAATAATCAATATTTCCTATACTAAATACTAATCTAAATAAATCCATACCTTGTATTTTTTCAATTTCACAACCATTATGTATTATTTTTTTATATAATTTCTTACAGTTAGGTTTTGGATTAACAATTGCCCAGATACATCTTGTTAACGGATTTTCTTTTTTATATTTTGATAATTTATCAAGCAATGCTTTTTAAATATATAGTTAAAATAAAAACTGTTATTTTTTTGTTTCTTTGGGAATACTTTGCTTTTTATATCAAATTTTTACATGTAGTTCCCCCCGAGGGGCTATGAGCTATGCTCATATATATACATGCTCTAATATTTTTAGTTATATTGTTACTTAAAGATTACTGTATTATGGTATAATATGATATAATATATAATATATAATATACAATATATAATGGCTCAAATATACGATAAGCCTGTATGTAAGATTTGTGATAAAGAATATTATAAATTATACAATCTAAAACGACATATAGTAACCATACATGGATTTAACTATCAAGACTATTTAGAGAGTTTTGATGCTAATATTTTAGTAGATGACATAGTATCAACTGAAAAATTAGTAAATAATAACGATGTAATGGTGAATAATAAAATTAAGCATTTATGTAGTAAATGTAACAAAAATTTTAGTGCAAATTGGTACTTAAAAAAACATATAGAAAAATGTAAAGGTTTTATTGATATATATTCTTGTGAATATTGTAAAAAGAAGTTTACCCATCGTGATTCAAGATATAATCATTACAAAATTTGCAAAACAAAGAAAGAAATGGATGAAATAAAAAAAGAAAAAGAATCAAATACTATAATTAAAACTATAACATTTGAGATAAATAAAAATGATTACGGATCAAATAGAATAAATGGTATTGTATACTTAGTACAACCAGAAGAATTAATTGATACAAATCGTTATAAAATTGG